TTGGACGCGTGGTGCCGGTGTGAGGTCTCTATTTATTATTTCATAAAATTGTTCCGGCATTTTGTATTTTACGTCTCGCCACAAGTTGCGGACATCCTTTTTTCTACCATCAAGAGTTATTTGGTAAAATTCTTTTGGTTGAATTCCATTTCTTTTATATACGTTGAGAATTTCATCTTCAGACCAGGGCTCATCTATCACATAAAATGATGGCATTCTTGAGTCCGTTAGGTCAGGAAGTCCATTTAAAAATTGAGCAACCCATTTTAATTCTGGAATCCCGTAGTAACCTAGTATTTGCTTCTCGGTCCCCTTATTAAACCATCCACCACTATGCGTTACTCTCTCGTGATATGCATTATATTTTAATACCGTTCTCCCAATACCGAAAATTGGATACCACTCACCGGTAGGAACATTTTCTTTGCCACCCCTTCCAGTACTTTGGTAAAAAGGTATTCTTACTCCATTTACGTTTACCAAAACAATTGGTCTTCCCGCAAAAGTAAAAATTGGAGATTTTGTTATTTTTCCAGTTTTCTTATCTTTTAAATCTATTTCTGTTATTTGCAAATCCGAATTGCGCAAGTACTTAATTGATTGATTTACCAGTTCGCGTTGCTTTTTGCGTTCCTCTGGCAAAATTTTTCTGCCAGAGCTTAACCTTGAGCGCCCAAGTGTCATTTTGTTAAGGGCGTTCCATTGCCTGTCTGAGAGCTTTCCGTTTCGCCTAAACTGAGCGACCACACTCTTTGAGAAATCATCAGTTCTCTGAGACGCAATAGCTATGATTTCACGTTTTTCTTCATCAGAAAGATTCATGCGTGGCTGGCTACCCGAACTTAATCTTGAATTATCAGCCCTTCTGTTGGTTCTATTGGTTTTTCCAGAGCTCAGTTTTGAGCCTACTGGGCGAAGTTTTTCAATATCTACATGTAGTTCGTCTTCGGCGTAAGTTTGAAGACTCCCCAAAAATCCCTCACCATGCGTAAGCACATCAGAACGGCTAACCCTGTATTCAACTACGGTGCCCCTAAATGACCTTAACCCACCTTTTCTTGTGGTAACAGAAACAACGCCTGTATTCGGGCGACCACCCGCGCCCGCTGTACGCCAAACCGAAAACTCTTCAGGGAATCCTGCTCTCTCTAAAGACTCTTGTGCCTGTCTCTGAATTTCTGAGGAAACAGTACGAGCATTTTTCATTGTTACTCTCATGTTGGTTGGTTTCATGTTGTCAAGTATGGAACCGGGTTCGTCGTAGTCCAATGCAACCGCATGTACTACTTTGGCAAAATCAGGAGTTCCACTTTCCTTAATCTCTTTGAGAATTTTTTGTTCTGCTTTTGTAAGTTTAATGGCGTCATCAGAAACTGGTGATTTACTAGAAAGCGAACGTGTTTCCCTTTTTGATTCAAGGTATTCGATTGTCCCCTGTCGCGAAAGCATGAACTTCCATTTTTCCTCATCATTGAGCATCTCTCTTAATTGTTCCAAGGTTCTAGCGGCGTCTTCAAATTCCCAATTTCCTAAATGCATGCTTGCTTTAACCATCAGCTCTGCCGGAAGATTATAAACCGGCAGTTTGCTGTGAGCATCTGCATATTTTTTACCTAAAGACTTAAGGACATCCATGCTGAGTTCGGGTTGTCCATCTATCTGCTCTTTGACTTCGCGCTCAAAACCATAAGGTTGACGCAGATAACGAAGGATTTTGGTAATTTTCTCATCCACCTCATCTAACCCATAAGCCGAATACTCAAGACGGTGTTGAGCGCGATGATAAAGGTCTCCGATGTGCTCAAGAGCATATTGATACAAACCAACAAAACCCTTTTCCGATATCACCTGTCCAGCATCTTCCGCCTCACCTCTTTGGCTTAGGCCTGCTTCGGAGAGAATGCGTGCGTGTTTTTCGTCTGACATATTTTTGAATTCTTCAATGCCCGTCGCCCCAGAACTTAATCCTGAATTATCAGCCCTTCTGTTGGCTCTGTTCGTTTTTCCAGACGACAGTTTTAGTTCTCCGTTTTTTATAGGGATACCTTGTTTTATTAATGCATCCATAAGTTGTTCTGCGCCCATAGAATCGAATTCTTCACCAGGCAATCCTGCTGTGTCTATATGGTAATCAGCATCACTAATTAAGTCTTCAAGTTCAAAATGATTAAGTCTTGTTTCTGTGCGAAACTCACCTCGAACCGTGGGGCTATTAAAATCGTCGTCCAACCTGGACAAGTGGTCATCCCAAAAACGATTAGGCACTTGAACAAGTATTCTATTGTCTGGCTTATCCCCAGAAAGAGAGGCAAGTTCTTTTTCGTCAACCCTGAAACCTTTTTTCATCGGAGGATATTTTTTCTTGTTTGGGTCAGGCTTCGCCTTGGTGGCTTTGATGTCTGCTGCTAAAAATTCCTTAAATTGTTCTTCGGTTAAGATAAACCTACGACTAACCGACGAAATAGCTTCCGTTTGAATTTGTCTATCCAGCAACCAATCAATAGCCGCAGATATTGTCTTTTCGGTAAATGTACGTGCTTCGTCTTTTGGCACGCGATTAAGTCTTCCATCTACACTATCTATCACTTTCATTTCCACGAATCGTTTACCAGACGGCACATCTCTCAATCGGGCCTCGCCAGTAAATCCAATTTCCATGTCTTTATATGTTTGAAACTGTATGTATCTATCTCCATTCCATATATCTTTTATAGGTTCAGCCGCTCCGGACGAAAGTTTTGTTTTATTTTTATTTTCAGGAAGCTTGCGTATGTAGTTGTTTATAAAATTTGCGCCCTCTTCGCTGTATCGTTGTCTGCGTAAGTCGACGCTGTATCGAGAAACTGCTTCATCTACAAGTTTTGTTCCTATGCCCTTGTTTTTATGTTTTGGGTCAATAAATATATTGATGTTGCCACGTTTTTCTACAATTCGTGGGTCATCCGGGTCCACAAGAGCAAACGGGTAATGGTTTAATATGCCAATAAGCTTTCCTGAATCATCTCTATAAAGCAGGCAATCAACCCATGTTGATTCATTAACTACGCCCTTAAAATAAGAGATTCCGGACGGACCATCTTTTGGATACTGTTTAGCTTGATACGAAAATGGCCACACAGGACCGTCTAATTCATTTTTTCTATCTTTCCAAACCTTCCCCTTATATGTGGGGGCGCCATCATATTTTCCGGAAGATAATTTTGAGTGATAACCAAACTCGAGAAGTGAATTACCTTCATTAAATAATTCTTTTGCTTTTACTTTCTTGGTCACGATTTCATAATCGTCCTTCAACCAACTATCTCCGTGTATTTTTGCATACTCAGGGAGAATAGTTACCCAGTCGCCTTCCTTAATGTTTTTACCTCTCGGAACCGCTCTATACACAGTCAATTCAGAGTCTGGCTTATTGCGAAGTTTTCTGAAAATAGCAACGGCCTTTTGAGCCAAATCTGGGAATGCGCCACCATAGAGATTTGCTCCATTCGGACCATAGATATCTTCCGGGTATATAGCGCCATTGGCTAGGTTGTGCAGAGGTGCGCCGCTTGATGCATCAGGAGATTCGTGGCGGCCCTTATACGAGGTGGTGCCGCTAGATAGTCTGCCAAAACCAAATTCTTTTTTCTCTGTTTCTTTTGGAACCGTGGATTTTTTGGGCGACGTTTCGGAAATCCAATTATTTTTTTGTTGTTCAAAATCAATAATTTTTTGTTGATGGTTTTCTAATTTATCTTTAGTTTTTTGGTCGCGCCAATTTTTATCAAAAATATCGTTGCTCCAATTTTTCTCAATTGCTCTATCAATAATTTTTGACATCAATTCCGATGTGGCTGCTGCATCGGCGTCTGCTGTATGATGTTTTTTCCCGAGGTCTATGTTGAGATATTCAGTCAAAGCTTTTAGACTACTTGACGGAATTTTTTCACCAGTTTTTCTATCGGTGGTCCAGGGTGCGTCTTGGTTCTCTTTTGTCCATTTAGGGATTACTAAGTCGGATACAACTTTCGTATCCACCCAACCCTTTGGTCTCCACTCAATACCCGATGATGTCAACGCATCTTCTAGTACTGTTTTATCAAATACCGCATTTTGAACTCCAAAAATTGCATCAGGACCCACAAATTCAATTAATTTTTTATGCGCATCAGCTATCGACGTTTGAGATGACAGCCATTCGTCAGTAAGTGGTTCTCCGTCTTTGTTTTTAAGATTTTTTCTCGACCAATCCCCAAGTTCTTCTCCCGGGTTCATAAAGATATTTAGTCGACCAATCTCCTTGCCACCCTTGGTCTTTGTTACGCCAAACTGCACTGGAGCGCCATTTCCGGATGACTGTTGAAATTCGTCAGAAACCAATCCAGTAGTTTCGTAGTCAAAGAAATTTATTTCTAAATTATCGTAAACTTCTTTGAATTCTTTCCAGTTTTTTACATCCTCAAACACGTCATCAGCGCCATCAAGGAATGGACCATAGCTAGGGTGTCTCGGATACGTTGGTTTTTTGAGTTCCTCGGTTTTTGAACCTGAGGATAATTTTGTTAATTTACGATTTTTTCTACCCGAACTTAAAATATTTTTTTCTCTTCTTATGTTTGCTTTGCTGTCTTTCCATGCATCAACGCCTTTATCTCCGGCCAAAATTGTTTCTATGTCTTGTCTTAATTTTTTGTTGATTGCTTTGAGTTTTAGTTGCTCGCTGGGGTGCATGTAAGCAAGCATCCCTTCTGCAAACATCTCTTTTTTGCTAACGTGCCCATAAGATGTGATTGTTCTTGGTTCGTCTGGCGAATCCTCAAGTGGCTTTTTGGTTAAATGAAGATTCATGTTTCCGTTGTCGGAATTGTATTCGAGTGCAATTTTGATTTTTTCGGCAAAATCTGCATCTTGGGGGTTAATCAAAGATTTAGGCGACCTTTTTTTACTTTCAGAACTTTCAATGTTTGCTAAAAGCATTTCAGAGTGATACCAGTGAGCCCATTCATGCAGAATAGTTCCGGAGATGCTTCTGTCTATTACGGTGTCGGAGTTGGATGGCAATTTAGATGTTTGAAAACTGCTTGAAATTGGTTCATTGGTTCGCCATGATTTTTTATCTACTACATTGACTGGATTAAAAGTCACCATCTCAAAATCAAGATGATTACTCGCAGCAAATTGTGGCTCTCCAGGTGCGTCTGGATACATTTTTTTGAGCGCCTCATACAGAGGCTTTACTGCATCACGGTTATTATACGTTTCCGCACTTTTCCTAGTCATTACCGTGTATGTTGGTGAACCATAATTTCTTACAGCCCAAGAAAAAATTGGCGATTCATCAAGTGCGCTTTTAAGTGCTTGTCTTAATTCTTTAATTGAATTTTCCGAATAATCAATTTCTAACCAGGGCTTCCCGACCTCCCATCTGGATTCAAGATATTTTTCTATGGCCTGTTTGTCAACACCAAACCCATCAGCCAACATTTTGGAATAAGTTTGGTAAGAATCGGGGACAAGAATATTGGAAATTTGTTCGTTGCTTAATCCATCTAGCCATTTGGGACCACTTTTTCTGCTGATTAATTTCCCATCCAAAGAGCTCTCGCCATATTTGATTTTCTGGCGAATTTTTTTTCTTTCATTTATTTTTTTATTATTTAAATTTATTTTTGGCCTAACTCTTTGGGTCTCGATGACTGGTCTTGGTCTATCTTGTCCGCTACTCAATCCAACCCATACGGGGTTGGATGTTCCTTCGTCCGCCCAACCATCTCGGTCAAAGTCAAGACGATTGCCTGTCGGTTTCTTATATCCGCGCACACCGCCTGTGGGTATGTCGATTCTTCTAGAACCAAGTTTTCTTCTGTTTTTACCAATGTTTGGCCTATCTATTAGGCCACTACCAATTCTTTTACCAAGCCTAGATGCAACGCTTTTTACTTGTTTACTATTTCTTTCGTCTCGTGGCGAATAGTCAAGCTTTATGATAATTGGTTCGAACATAGTGGTGTACCCATTGTATGTCCTGTTGGCCTAGTGCCAATATAACAAGGTTTAATAATTACTTATTGAGTAAGAGGAAATCTTTGTCCGCACTCCAAGCATATTGTTGCCCATGGGTAATATCTCATTTGATGGTCGGGGTGCGGACAGTCTAAGACGTTTGTGGCTTCCTTGTTTAAGGTGTCCCTAATCCACGAAGAAAGAGTGACCCCAATTTTATTGGATGCGTTTTTCCATCTATCTCGGTCGTGTTCTGTCGCACGAATAAGAACTTGCTTATCAGCGGGCGCATCGTCAGCTTTTTGCATGGGCGAAACCGACATAGAGGTATTTTCCGCGACATGATTCATTGCAGAAATCAAGTTTGAGTCTTTGTTTTCTGTATTGTCTTGTTCGTTATTCATCTTCCTGTTCCTCTTCCTCAACAATTTCTGCATCTTGTATTTCGTTTTTTTCCAAGATTTGATTTATGACGGATTCTGGCAAAACACCAGAAATACCCATTAATTGCAATAGCTGCTTGGCTTCGGCTTCAGGGTCAAATCTATTGGCGGCTAATTTTAGGCTGTCAGAACCAGCAAGCGTCGCCTTGATGGATTCGGTTGTCGATGATTTGACATCCATTTGAACGTTGATGTTTGCTTGGTCCATTCCAAGAAGTTTGGTTCTTCTATCCATGATTCCCAAAACTTGCTGTATTGCTTTCAGGTCTGGTTCGACTGACTGCTCTGTTCCGTCATCCATAACAACACGTCTGTGTTGAGTCAGGGGCCAAATAGCCTGCTGAAGGTTGTCAAGTCGTTCAAGCTCCAGTCTCAAAACCTCTGGGTATGCCAAAAGTGTTTCGCTATTCATTTTCTGCAATTGTCTTTGTATTGCGCGAGACACAACTGTTGTTGACACCCCAAAACGACGAGCTATTTCGGAGGTTGACGTCCCAGCTTGACGTAGTTTAAAAATACGCAAATCTCTGTCACTAATAAACTCCCTTGTGGAGATTTTATTAGATTTTTCATCGCTCATACAATTATCTTAGACGCTTCTAGCACCTCAAAAGGGAAACGTTTGCCACGTTTAATCTTTACTGGCCAAGGTCGTTCGTCGCGTGCACCCCTAAAATGCCTGACATCGTAAACATATGGGTCAGGAGATGTCGGGTCGGGTTGAAGAGAAATTCCAAACTCTGGCCACCTAGACCATACAGCAGAGCCAAATGGTCTGAGGTCCCTAGACGACATAGTCGTACCTAATGGGGCGTGATGCTCAAGCCAAAGGGCGCATTTATATACGGTTCGAATTGTGTCTAAATATTTTGCCAACTCAACAGCGAGGGCTTCCGATGTTCTTCCGCCCGGGTCAACAAATGCTTTGTAGAGCGGACCTATTAAAAGAATATCTGGTTTTACTCTGTCGATTGCTTCTTCTAAAATTGCTCTATCTGATGCCTTAAGCAGGTCCATACCCGCTGGCTTTGTCAAAATAGATGCGGTCACTTTCGGTACCCTGCCCATGCTCATTGCGTTATTTAAAATAGAAGAAGACATTCTTCTAATAATTCTCTCTGGGTTTTCTAGGTCGATAGTAAGAGTGACTACTGGTTTCATTGGTTGAAAAGTAAAAGGATGCACGCCAGAAGATGAACATAGGGCGATTTGACGAGCAAGCATTGTTTTGCCAACGCCTTCAGCTGCAACGACGATAACTCGCTCTCCTCTTTCTACTAAATTTGGTATAACCCAATCGTAACTATCTGAGCTTGTTTCGTTAATAAAGTCATTCCATTGAATTAGTCTGCCCGGGTCACCTGGGTCGACAATTGTTGATGCAGCAATAATCAGTGACGATTTAGAAATTTTTTGTTGAGAATCTAAATCCGCCCTATCAAGCACCTCTTTAAGTCGATGGATAGCAAGGTCTTTTGGGTTTAGTTGAGATTCATCAACTTCTTTGCTCTCCGATTCAAAAGCAACCAAGTCAGAAAGTGATAAGCCCTCACTTAGGTGGTCAGTTATGTCTTTTGCTTTTGGTGAAATCCATATTTGAGCATCACATCCTGCTTTTAGTAATTCTTCAAGAACGGTTTGTGCGTGTTGTTTGCCCGGCAAATCATTGTCTGCAACAATTTCAACCAAAGCACCCGATAGTGCTTCGGTGTGTATGTCCAGCCATTTCCCTGCACCACCAGGCATCGTGGTGGCACAAAGACCCATCTCAATGAGTGTGTTAGCGTCCTTTTCTCCCTCCACAACCCAAATCGGTTCGCCTTTTGCTTTTGCTGCTAAAACCCCAGGGAGGTTATACAAAACCTTTGGTGTCTCGCCCAAAGAATAAATCCATTCCCCATTTTCGTCTGGCTTTCTTTGTCTAAAAGTTTTAACGCCGTCTTGATTAACAAAACGTACTTTTTGGAACAATAAGTGACCGTGCTCATCGGTGAAATCATAAGCGGCAACAAATTTTAATTTCTCTTTTCTTTCTGTTCGCTCCTCTTTTGGAGGCATTAATTCATGAACTTTCAGACCTACTGCAGCGCATATTTGATTTACATCACATCCACCACCTCTATGGCAAGTAACCAGTACTCGACCATCTGAGCCTTCTGCTATTGATAGTGATGGATTGTTGTCGTCATTTCTACATGGACACTTGGCCTGCCAGCCAGAACCCGTCTGTCTGACCGACGAAAGACGTGTCAGGAAGTTTTCCGCTATTGGGCCTGGTGCTGGCATCTTATTGGACCTCGGATAATACAGTTGGTCTCTTTAGGCTTTTGGGCTGAAGAATTAGTGCCTCTCCGTTGGCGTTTCTATTACCCAATCCCGGTATAAATATTTTCCCGTCTCGAGTGAGCCGCACACCAGTCTGAACACGTATCGCCGAACGTTGTAACTCAGTTTTGCCGCCCCATATGCCCCATGGTTCGTGTCGTAATGAATATTGTAAACACTCTTCACTGACTTCGCAGGTTTTACAAATCGCAATTGCTGTTTGGGTTTTATCTTTTCTTTCGCGAAATTCTTGAACTTTGGCCCCTCTGACATGATGCGGGAACCATAGCTCGGTAGGGTGTCCCACACATTTCCCATTTTTCGGTGGATTTTTAAAAGGTTCTTTGTTATTATCCATCGATTGCTTCCTTTTGTGTGGTTATGGTTTCATTAGCCTAGCCACATCTCCCGATGAAAGAAAAATTATTGCATAATTTATTTCTAAATTTCCGTTGATGTCGCTAGAGACAATATCTACAGCATCAAGCGGAACTCCAAATTTGGAAGAAAGTAAAGCTCGGGTTTTACTTAAAGTAATTTCATCAGAAGCCATTGATGGTGACGTGTCAATGTATGGCCCTCTATTTATGCGTGAAAGTGCGCTAATTTCTTTTTGTCTTACATCCACCCTGAGACACCATGCACAAGCAAGGCTCGGTGTTGATGACGCTCTGGGTCTTATCTCGGTGTGCCCACATTCAAGTAAGTGCTTGTATTTAACCTTACCCCAAGCGCCCTCGCGACTTACCTCAAGTATTTTTCGTCTTGGGGCGCGACGATGCTCGGTGGTCATGGTATTCCTGTTCTTTTTGAGAAAAAACTTTTAAAGTTTTTATAGCCCAAAAATTCTGCAGAGAAAACTCTTCTTTTTAGGCGCGACCGGAGCGGGTGGTGCTGGCAACTCAACTTCAGGGGTAGTCGAAATGACTATCCTTTTAGCCGCAGGTGCTTTTGCGCTTTTCTGTGAAGTGCTCTTCTTTGCTGCTGGTTTTTTCTTTTGTGTTGTCATGAGCAAGAGCTTAGTATATGAAAATGCTCCCTAGTGGATGCACTTGGCACATCATCCCCTGTTGAGGTCTTAATTGGCTTAATCTAGGCTTGTGGATGACTATGATGACTGCTTAAGCAAAATGGCTTTAGTCATGACGGCCGCTCAATTAGCCAAGTCAAACACTGTTAGGGAGGATGGAATAGGGGAAGACCTAAGTATGAACTTTTTCGGCTGGGTTGACGACCACCTGGTTATTGTATGCCAGATGAAAAGGGAGCTTATGAGTCTTTCTACCGACAAAAGGTTACACATAGCAGCCGAGCTGTGTTCGGTCCTAAGGCGATACTGGGGGGTTAATTCACTGGCGATGGTCGCAGAGGGCTACTGCTCGGCCAACCAGGCCAGAACTAAAGACATGGAGCTTTCTGCGGCTTTCCTTAACCCCAATATAGGAGTAAAAGAATGCATAACCGTAAGCCACGCTGGCGTTGAAATAGATGGCAGGGCACCGTCTTATGTGAGTATGGTGGCAATTCCATATTCTTACGGCTTGAATAAGAGTATTAATTGGTCTGAAATTTTGGTTTATCCAAACGGGCCAGATGCTCAATTAAGAAACGGGCTTTACCCAAGAATGTTGCAATCAGTTTTAGCAGAAAAAGTTATTGACGATTTACCTAAAGAATCTTACGATGAACTAAGAATGCTTATTAGGCATAATGGATTCTATATACAGGAATTTAATTAGCGTATATAATATATAATAGGATATGCCATTCTACGACTCTCCGTCTTTTAGAGATAGAGCTAGTGCGGGTTTGATACGTAATAGTGGCTCAGGAGTACAGCAGAACACTCCCTGTCCGGTCTGTGGACATCCAACCGGAGATTGCGTGGGCGAATCAGAACCACCAAAAATTATAGCTGGTTATGGCACAACAGAGGAACTCAAAGAAATTCAAAACTTCTTGGTTGAAGAAGACATACTGCAAACAGTGCAAATAACCCCATTCACAAGGGTTAAGGTAATTCTTCACGCAAAAGGGAAATACATACCGTACAAAGAAGCTGAGAGCCTAGGCCTAATCAAAAAATAATTTGATTAATTTTAGACCATTTTAGTATTCTGGTTTCGGTTAATATCGATAGACCAATTAAACCACTTAAGGAAAATTATTATGACATTACTTGACCAAGAATTTGTAGATTCGTATTCCCAAAAATTGCCGCCATGGGGTTTTAACGGCATGGGGGAAATTGTTTTCCTCAGAACATATAGTCGCAAAAAAAGTAATGGCAATAACGAAACATGGGTTGAAACTCTTCAAAGAGTTATTAATGGTGCGCATGAAATAGGTGTTGAATACACTAAAGAAGAAGCAGAAAAACTGTTTGACCACTGCTTCAATCTTCGCTGTTCTTTTTCCGGACGCTCCCTGTGGCAGCTAGGAACACCTCTTGTCCAGAAATTTAATGCCACATCGCTCAATAATTGCTACTTCACCAATATTGAAAAGATTGAAGATTTTGAGCTTTTGTTTGAGTACTTAATGCTTGGTGGTGGTGTTGGTTTTTCTGTAGAGCGTTCCAAGATTCACGATTTACCTAAGGTTAAGTCGGGAGTTATAATCACTCAAGAGCGCAGCAATGATGCTGACATTATCGTTCCGGATTCGCGTCAAGGCTGGAAGCGCCTTTTGCACGCTGCATTGAAATCTTATTTTGATACCGGTAAATCATTTTCATATTCAACTATTTTAATTCGCGAATATGGAGCTCCTTTAAATACTTTTGGTGGTACCGCATCCGGTCCTGGCGCGCTCATTGATGGAATTTCAGATATCTGCAAAGTTTTGCAAAACCGTGAAGGCAAAAAACTTCGCTCCATTGACGTACTAGATATCTGCAACATTATTGGACGTATTGTTGTCTCTGGTTCTTCGCGACGTTCAGCGCAAATCGCTATGGGTGACCCAGATGATGTTTTGTTTATCCGTGCCAAAAACTGGGCATCAGGCAATATCCCTGCTTGGAGAGCAAATTCAAACAACTCAATTTACGCAGACCATTATGACGAAATAATGAGTGAGTTATGGAAGGGGTACGACGGTACTGGAGAGCCTTACGGGCTACTGAATCGTCGCCTTGCCCGCAAATACGGTCGTCTCGGTGAAGTGAAAATTGACAATTCAATTGAAGGCTTTAATCCATGTGCCGAGATTGCTCTCGCTGATGGGGAGTCATGCAACTTGGCAACTATATTTTTGTCGAACATTGAATCACTTGAGCAATTTAAAGAAATTTCTCGTTTGCTTTATAAAACACAAAAACAAATCACTCGCATGGCATATCCGTACGAAAAGACAACAAATATCGTAAGCAAGAACGCAAGACTTGGACAGTCTGTGACCGGAATTCTCCAGTGTTCAGAAGAAAAGGTTTCTTGGTTATCTCCTGCATACGAATACTTGCAGGAGTTTGATAAGCAATACTCTGCTGAACGTGGGTGGCCAGAGTCGGTTCGTTTAACTACAGTTCAGCCATCTGGAACGCTTTCGCTACTCCCTGGCGTTACACCAGGAATCCATCCTGCATTCGCTCCCTTCTACGTTAGGCGTGTTCGTTTTGGCTCCTCTGACCCACTTGTCGATGCGTGTCGCAAGCGTGGATACAAAGTTCAATGGGACATCGGTATTGACGGCAGAGAAGACCACACGCGCTATGTGGTGGACTTCCCGTGTATGTCGCCAGAGGGCTCAATCCTAGCTTCGGCAATGACCGCAGTTGAACAGCTTGAATGGGTAAAAAGGATGCAAACCGAATGGGCAGATAATGCTGTTTCGGTTACCGTCTATTATCGAAAGGAAGAGCTTTCAGATATTCAGGAGTGGCTCTCAAAGAATTACGATAAGAGTGTCAAGTCTGTTTCATTCTTGCTACATGTTGACCACAACTTCTCGCTACCGCCGTATGAGGAAATCCCTAAGGACGAGTACGACAAGATGCTCGCTAAGGTTGACTTCTCGACCCCTCTGCAAGAGATTGCATTTATGGGGGATTTGGACCTGGATAATTGCGCAACTGGAGCCTGTCCGATAAAGTAGGGGCATGGCTGGAAGAATACCAATACCAGAAGAAGAACGTTTTTGGGAAAAAGTAGATAAATCCGGACGAAATCCAAATTACCCAAACTGTTGGGAATGGACTTCGAATACAGCAAAAACATATGGCATGTTTTCATGCAAGCGAAATGGAATAAACAAAAAAGTCCAGACACATAAATATATTTGGGAAAAATTAAACGGTTCCGTTCCTGATGGGTTAGAGGTTTGCCATCTCTGCAACAATCCTCCATGCGTTCGTCCCGACCACCTTGAGGTCGGAACTCGCTCTCATAATCAGCGCTATTCGGTTACGCATGGGAATCACTGGGAGAGCAGAAAAACCCACTGCAAACACGGTCACCCCTATGATAAGGAAAACACAATTTATAAAATCAGTAAACGTACCGGTTTTAGAACACGGGATTGTAGGGCTTGCCATAAAAGATGGAAGCAGGAACGTATCGAACGTAGGCAAAAGAAAAAAGCAGAACAGCCTCAAAAACTAAATCACTGCAGAAAAGGTCACGATTTCAGTATTTATGGGGAAAAGTGGTACGTAAAAAAAAGCGGACGAAAATATCGGACGTGCGTGGAGTGTAAGCGGATTAGAGAACGAAAGAGGAGAAATGGCTAAGCACATGCCGCTCATTGAAAGATTTTTTCAAAAAGTCGATAAGTCGGGTAGCGATAAATATCCAGACTGTTGGATTTGGGAAGGTGGAAAAACCAGCAAAAATTACGGTTCTTTTGCTTACTATACAAAAAAACCTGCGATTGGAGCGCATGTCTCAAGCTATCTTTTTCATATAGGTGAAGTCCCAAAGGGAATGCTTGTTTGTCATCATTGCGACAATCCGCCTTGCGTCAATCCGGAACATTTATTCCTTGATACAAACTCTGGAAACATGAAAGACATGTTCAAGAAAGATAGGCAAGGCTCTTCTTCAAGAAAGCGTACACATTGTCGCAAGGGTCATTTATTTGAAGAATTTGGTGTGTATGAACGAAAGAAAAAAAATGGCAGGACTGACCGCGTTTGCAAGAAGTGTCAACGTGATAAGGCTCTCGAAAAACGCCGTAATCCAGAAGCAAGAGAAGCGTATCTAAAGTATCAAAGAGCGTATTATCGTAGGAGTAAGAGAATCCAGCCTCATTAACTTAGTGGATAAAGTAAATGCCTTCTAAGCATTTTAGGGGAGTTCGATTCTCTCATGAGGCGCCATGAAACACATTATTCACATTCACCAACAAAAAATTAAAAAAGGCCTTGCTGCAATTATCGATAGGACCTATAAGGGCTCTAAACACAGCAAAGGCATTACGATAATTTGTTCAAATTGTGGACATGAAGCAGCCAGGGTCGTGCAGTCGGACACACCAGACAGGTGTGGGGCTAGGGTCTGGATAGAGGCTGATTCTGTACTAGAGTAAACATCCTATGAATAGAGGTATTGTCCTTGTCGAGAACTTAAACATTGGTGATATTCCAAATACGCCTCAAAATTCAAATTTCAACAATTTAACGTTAAATCCATCTCGTAATTTATTATTGGAGTTCGCGCAAGCTTGTGGTTGGCCAATAAGTTTTGTCCAAGAGCAAAAGGGTCAATTAATTCAAAATATATTTCCGGTTAAGAAAACAGAAAACCAACAGATTTCTACTTCATCAAAGGTAGAGCTTGGCCTGCATACAGAAACAGCATTTCATCCATATAAACCAACCGCCGTTCTACTACTTTGTCTTCGTGGTGACCCAAACGCCGTAACCACCTACGCCTATGTTGACGAAATTGTCAAGCATCTTGAGCCTTCAGTTATAGATACGTTGAAAAAGCTATGGTTTACCACTTCTATCGATGATAGTTTTCGAACCAACGGTGAATCAGATATGGAGCTTACTTGCTTCGTGCTTCGGGAGAGTTTTTTGAACAACATAAACGCTGACCGTTTTTTTGAAATGACATACGACGAGGTTTTGATGAAGGGCATAAATGATGAGGCTATTGACGCTTTGGGACATCTTAAAAATGCAATCGCAAATTGCACTCGCGAGATAGTGCTGAAGACCGGAGACCTGCTTATTATAAATAACAAAACAACGGTGCATGGTCGTCGGCCGTTCGAGGCTCGCTATGACGGAACCGATAGATGGGTGCAACGAATTCTTGCTATCGATACATTACCTCCCGCATCTCATCGAGACGGGCATGTTATTGTAACTAAATTCGGAAAGTAATGTTTTAATAAACTTTAATTTAGGGTTCTATAAAAATACATTCCCCAGGGCAATCCTCGGCGGCATCAATTACGTCTTGAAGTCTGTCTTCTCCAAAGGAAGCGCAACCTGCCGCACCTTCTGGGTTCCCTCGCGCTTTGGAAAATATCTTGCCATTCTCCTGAACGTACGCCAATCCATCCTCCAGCATGATGAACACATCGGGGGCTATCTCCGCGCACAGACCATCTCCAGTGCATAAGTCTTGGTCAATCCAAACTTTCATCAGTAAAGTTTACATCATAATGGTATGCATCGTTATCTGATGTTCGCCATTTAGATGCGTCTTCGACGTCCCACTGCCTGGTATTGATTAATCTATTTATCAAGTTGCCATCTTTAGTTGTAAAAGAAGGGTCAAACAAACGAACTCTATTGTTGGGTTGAATAGCAAAATTCCCATCATCTCGCTTAATTACGTGACCACACTTGTGCTGACCAGGATTCATACTAAACCCAGAATTCAAAATATTATTTTCTGGTGCATGCCAATCAAGACTAAACAAGTATTTACCGTTAACAAAATCTCCATTCCTGGATACATAAGTCATTCTCATGTTCCTCATTGCTTCAAATTCCGTAACTGTAACGTAAGGACTAAATGAGTTCCACAGGACTAAATTATGTATGTCGACCTCAGGCGTATCTGGTTCTGAACAAAATGCAGATATTGGCATTCTCCACCAAACCCCGCCATCCTCCATTAAAAAATGGAACAACGGTGAACGACCTTGAATTGACGCAACACCAAATATCACACACGGAAAATATTGGGAATGGGAATCTTTTTGATTTCTTAAATAATTGCCCCTAACATAGCATTCGATTTGGGGGGTATTGGCGTTTAGTTCTGGCATAAATCAACGAAATCCGGATATTTGCCCCTTGTATGTTGCCCACGTATTGTCGCTCATTTTATTTTTGCTCACTCTTTTTTGGTTCGTGTGGCAAACCCTTATTTCGCCTACCACAGAATATCCCATCGCCTTGATAGTCAAGCCAAACAGTGAACTCTTTATAGGGTTCTTCGTGTATTGGCCACCCACAGTATTCGCAAGTGATTGATGAGGACTGTGACTTAGCTGAATTACTGTACGGCATCAGCTACTACATCTTCTGCGACTGGACTCATTGCAAATTCCTTTATTGAAGACCATTTAGAATCATAATTTACAGAAAACTCATCAAATTCTTTAGAAAGTTTTTTGTCTAGGCCCTTGCCGCAAAGCTCCAATATTAAATTGCGAAATAAATTTGAGTCCGTTTGAAATAATGGGTCGAGTCCTGTTAGTGGATTACGTACACGTACATAATTAGCATCGACCATTGGTTGCATAATGTTGTACTCAGAGTTCATTGCCGAAAGCAATGCTAATTCTTCGAGGGTTCTTGTCTCTTCGCGTTTCTTTTTTCTTGACGGTGCTGGCATCTCTTTTGTCCTAGTCCTTGTCTTTATCTAATTCATCTGATTTTTCTTTTGTATTCTTATATTTTTCAAGAAGGTTTCTTCCTTTTTCGGCAAGACGAGCCGCGTCTTCTGCGTTCTTGGGAACACGCTCACCCCATGCTGCTGCGGATAAAGCTAAACGTGTAGCTCTCCCTTTTTCGTCAACGAGTGGACCTGATGGGTTAGTAAAGAACCTTGTCAAAAACGAACCTTTTCGACGCATTTTTTCTGGAGTATTTGCGGCGCCCTTTACTCCGGGCTTAAGATTCGCACCTTCTGTTCTTCTAAAATAAGCCCTACCAGCGGCCGTTAGCCCACCCTTCGGGTCACGTATTTTTTGCTTTTCGGATTTTTCTGATATTTCTGTTTCGTCTATTTCCGTTTTCTTTTTAATCGGAACACAGTTGGGGACCATTTTCCCATTCTTTCCTTTTTTCATTCCTACTTGGACATAGCCTTCCCAGCATGGAAGTGCTTTTTCCTCCATACCTTCTAACTTTTCCTCCATACCTTCTGACTTTGATTGAACGTCATCACAACAAGAAATTTTTAGTTGTTGTTCAATTAGTAGGAGCTCTTCTAGAAGAATGTCGTCGTTATCCATGATGAACTGCTTTCTGAATTAAAGTGATTCCGACTCTTCAGAGTCAGGTATTCCATTACCGTTTTTATCTTCACTCAGTGGATTCATAACTTAAATCTTGCCATAGATTCTTGCTTCATAATGTTAAGGTCCAGGTGAGCAGAGGTCATTCCAAACTTCTTGCCAGCCTGATTATGGTTGGCAGCAAATTGCCAAACATCCCACGTTTTCCAACCTTTTACCGCGGCTGGATTCTTTTGAGGCTCAAAC